TATGAATACCATAGAAGTAATCTATGCGTGCTATCGTGTGGGTATTGGAACAATGCCGCTGATGCGGGTGTTTGGGCTCTTCATTTGGGCAATTATCGGGTGCATACGGCTAGCTATGTGAGTTTTCGCCTCGGCCTGTATCCTGAGTAGTCGGGCGATAGCCCGAGCAGAGATAGAAAATGACAATATATCCAGAGGCAGGATTAAATAGAAAATTCATAGAGTTTATGAAAATTTTAAACATATATTTGAATCATTTTCCGAAGCATGAACGATATGCATTAGCTAATAAAATAAGGAATACAGCTTATGAAATATATGATTATATTACAGAAGGACAAAAACGATATTTCAAAAAAACCTCCCTGACAGGGTTAGATATAACACATGAAAAATTAAGGATGCAATTATTTTTAGCTTATGAGTTAGGATACTTTAAATTCAAAGATGGCAAACAGGTCAAAACGAAAACTGAGCATTTGGAAGAACATAGGTTTGTTGTAATAAGTAAATTAAATGATGAGATTGGTAAAATGATAGGTGGTTGGATCAGGAAAGTAAAGGATGCTGAAAAATGGTAGAAATGGGAAATCTCTTAATATGCGTGATATCGTGTGGGAATTGGAACAATGCCGCTGATGCGGGTGTTTGGAATCTTAATTTGAACAATTATCGGGTGAATACGAATAACACTGTGAGTTTTCGCCTCGGACTACAGTTTCACCTCAAATCCTGATGTATAGGAATAGTGGAGCTACAGGGAGAGTTTTTCCAGCTTTAAGCGAAATCAACAGAAACCTACTTTTTGGTAGGGGAACCGAAGACCAGTAGGTATCATTTTGAAACGATTTGGAAATTTATTTGAAAAAGCATTCACAAAAGATAACTTGTATGCTGCATATCTTGATGCTAGAAAAGGTAAGAGAAAGAAAAAAGCTTGCTTTACATTTGAAATTAATCTTGGTTCTAATTTATTTGAACTATATACAAAAATACATAACGGAACATATAAACCAGATCCATACTTTCAATTTAAAGTTTATGAACCTAAAGAACGGTTAATACATGCACCGTCATTTAGGGATGTTGTTGTACAACATGCTATTTATAGAGTCATTTATAAGCTCTTTAATAATACATTCATAAATACAAGCTTTGCGTGTAGAAAAGGATACGGCACTCATAAGGCCAGCGATTATACTCAACAATCTATGAAGGCATATGACAACGGATTGTATTTCTTGCAACTAGATATCCATAAATTCTTTTATTCAATAGATTGCACCATTTTAAGAAAATTGATAGAAAGAAAAATTAAGGATAAAAAAATTGTTAATATAATGATGCTATTTGCAGGCACTGGTATAGGTATTCCAATAGGAAATTTATTAAGCCAGATTTATGCTTTAATCTATTTAAGCCCACTTGACAATTTTGTTAAAAGAGAACTTAAAGTAAAGCACTATGTACGTTATGTAGATGATTTTATACTATTTGGATTGTCACGAAGTAAATGTTTATATTATAAGAAAAAGATAGTATTGTTTATACAAAAGTATTTACATCTAATATTATCAAAATCAGGCATACAAAAAATTAAGAAAGGTATTAACTTTGTCGGGTATAGAACTTGGCAGGGGAAAAGATTTATTAGGAAACATAGTTTGTATAAATTTAGTAAAGCTGTTAAAGATGTAAAACAAGAAGCTATTGTGTCAATTTTAGGTCACGCAAAAAGAACAAATTCATTGCCATATCTATTACGAATTTTAAAGAAGGAGGACCCTGATGTCAAATATATACAAATACCAAAAAATTACCGACGATTATACTACTTACTATCTCAAGGAACCTGATTACCAGGACGGCGATGCTCGGATAACAGAATTATGTACTATTGGTACAGACACTTATATTAGTGTGCCTGATACTGTGACATTATCCACACAGCAAAAACAAGTTGTGTTGATGGGCGTTACGCTAACATCTGATTTAATTAAACAAATTAAAAAAGCATCCCCCCATATCAGGCTCATTAATACTCGTGTGGTTGATAAGATTAGGAAGGAATATAGTGTATCTGATGAACTTGGATTAGGTAGGGAAAATGCTGCCGCTGAACCGGGAGCAGTTGATAAGTTTACAACATATAATAAGTTTACAAAAAATTGTATTGCCTGGGGGGCAGCAGAAAAAGCAAAGTTGGGGCTGACGTTATAATCACACTTCTAGCCATGGGTGCGGCCCTAGTTGCACTCGTAATTATCACAATGATTTGTTAACCTCTAACCGAAAGGAAAACCACCCGTGGACCCAAAAATCTGGGATATTATTATCGGATGCTGTAGCGTTTTAATCGTGGGAAGTATCGCCTGGGGCAGGCAACAGGGAACTATTAAAAGCCATACAAGCGACCTCGAAAAATGCAAAGACGCTGATTACATGACAAGGGAAAAATGCGAAACGTTTCACGCGACCGTGCAAGAAACGAATAATGTGATCTTAAAACAGATGCAATCGTCACTTGATAAAATCGAGTCAAAGATAGAATGTGAAGCCGAAAAATCCCAGAAATATCAATTACAGTTAGCTGCCATGTTGGGACGTGAGGGCTTCAAAAATGTGCAATAAAATAATCCTGGTTGTTGATGATGAACCAAACATCTGTGAGGTTATAAAATTATTACTCGCAGAAGAAAACCATGAATGTGTTACGACAAATAAAATTGTAGATGCGCTTGATGAGTTCCAAAGAATAAAGCCGTATCTTGTAATCACGGATTTGAGATTAAAAAACCACCGGGACGGGGCTACCCTGGCCCAGATGCTTCACCAGCAGGACCCGCTTTGCAGTTTTATTGCCATGTCTGGGTATCTTGATGGAGCGTTTAACATGGGCTTCTTGCTTGGGTCGGTGTTTTGTGATATCATACAAAAACCGTTTGAGGCGGATGATTTGCACCAGGCCGTAGATGGTATCTGGCAACGTAGGCAACGATGGGATAAAATTGTGGGGTGAGATTATGAAAGAAATTATCAGGGACATGGGGATTCGGATTGATGCACTTGAAAAAGAGTGTCGGGCATTTCATCGACAAAACCAGCTTTTAATCGCCCAGCTTACAAGGGATGGGGTCTTAATCCAGAAACATGAACAGCAATTAGAAAAGCTCAAAACTCAGCATGAGGATTGGAAATGAACTATGTACCCAGTTCCTGGTGTAGGAATGCGCGAGACAGGAGCCGTAAAACCTGCTATTGTGGTGGGCATAACACCAACAACCCTAAGCGAAACTTGAACAATAGCGGAACAAAGCGTAAACTTGAAATCAGAAAAGCGATGGTTTCAGCGGAATTGAAATTGCAGGGGGTTGAATGAGCCGGACTAAACGAGCTGCAGCAGATGCTGAATTGGCGTTCTGGGAGAAATCGAACCGTGATGAATTGTATCTTGGCCACGCCGGATGGGATGGTGGGTGATGAGCCGGACGTATCAAGACATGCGAGACAGGGAATCAGCGGACCAAGAATTAAAGGAATACACAAACGGCATCAGGTTTGACAGACGCATAAACTCAGGCATGGAACCGTTGAGCATAGAGGATGTTGATGGAACCACTGGCAGACAGGATGAAACGTGGCCGTGATTAACCACATGAAATATGGTGCCCAACAGCAATGCCCTGAATGTTCCGGATTTAATCCATCGGGGTTTGCGCTACCTGAAGAATGTGTTTGGTGCCGAGGTGTCAGCCACAAAGACCTCATGAACCGAATCAATAACCAGGTCGGGACCCCACCAAATATCATAGAGGACCGGGTCGATGTTAATTTTATCATACGATGTTTTAACTGGATTTTTGGGGGAAGATGATGTTGAAGCTATTCGCTCCGGAAAGTTACTGGACATCCCCAAACGTTGAGGAAGTCACGGGAGGATGTGGCCCCGGGTGGTTTGGGGATTGGCTTGTTCCAGATACGATATGGTTTTTGAACATACGGGCATCGTGCAGAATACATGATTGGATGTATTATGAGGCTGTGTGCGAAGCGGATAAAGTCCGTGCCGACCGGGTATTCCTGAACAACATGCTTCGGCAGATTGAAGGCGGGTGCTCGTGGAAATGGTTAAGTTTTTTAAGACGCATCCGGGCCAACATATATTACAAAGCCGTTCGGGATTTTGGGGGTCCCACGTTCTGGAATGATAAGAATAATCCTGTTGAATTTAGGGCTGCATGACCCAGCGAACCTCTGGTGCAAGCGTCCAGAATGTCGCTCCTTTTGCTGGCCCTTGCTCATTTTTACACTGGCCACATTTGCGTTTATCGCTCCCGGTGTCATGTGATTCTTCCAGCGGACACCAACCAGGTATCGGTTTATCATCATGTGGTGTTTCAATCCATCTACCGACACGATCACAATGATATTTTTCATCATCAGCAAGTGGCTCTGACACGCTTTCATATGGGCAGCCATGGCATGATGTAACCCTAACTATTTTCATTTTGTCCTCCTGGTGCTGGGTTTAACTATCTGAACAACACCATATCCCCTACACATAGGGCAAAACGGACTTGGCTTGTCGCTGGTGTCATTCCGCGGTAGCATCCCTTTCCCGTTGCAATTTGGGCATGGTGTTTTCATTCTGTCCTCTCATAGTCATCACAAATTATATAGTCTCCGGCATATAATGTGAGTGTGATTTTTTCTTTTATCACACATCCATAAACTGGAGCATTGTTCCGGCATGTCTGGCACGCTTCCCAATGTGTATCTGCAATACAACCGTTCATTACACCCTCCTAACATTGTCAATCAAGTCTTGATTTGCCACCACACCGACAACATCCTGTTTCTTTCGGGAATTCATCTTGTCAGATTTGTTGCGACCTTTCTCACCTAATGCTATTCTTATTATTTTAGACGGATGCAACAACCTCTTTTGCCCCTTTCTCCACGATCACTAACCGCTGGCCGCAATATGGGCAATAACAATGATGCTTTGGTTCGATGGCGAAGTCACAGCCACATATTATGCATTTTAGTTTTATCATGATACTTCTCCGTTATTTACTCATCGAATTGTCCCACTTTAAATTTTACGCAAGCTGCACGATTAAGGCATTCCGCAGCATCATCCGCTTTGCCCCTTGTTTTATGGCCGTCATCATATACATTATAATATCTGTATTCTGGTGTATTGACTAAACAACGGA